TAGCAGGTGGATACTTTGTAAATAAGTATCAATCTAAAGCTAAAAAAATATGGCAACTTTTCGACAAATACGTAATTAGTCGGTTTGAAAAATAATGCCATTAGTTAAACCTGGAGATAAAGAAAAGAGGGAAGATTATTTAGAGCGATGTATGGGTGATGAAACTTCTATGGAAGATTACCCATCTAGAAATCAAAGATTTGCTGTGTGTAACAGCTTATGGAATCAAAGGAATAAAAAGGAGGAAAGTCCAATGGAAGATTTTAAAGGAATGCATGAAGAAAAGCCAAATGATAAAAAAAAAGGACATGTTTTTAATACAGAAGATGAAGCAAGAGAAAAAGCAAAAGAAATAGGATGTGTAGGTGTACACACTATGATGGACAATGGTAAAAGAGTTTTTATGCCTTGTGGTTCTCATGCTGCATATGAAGAAGCTATAGCAAAAGGTGGACATAAACCTGATGAAGATAAACCAGGAAAAAAACCAAAAGACAGAATGGGTTATCATGATGATGAAGAAGAAGATAAATATCATAAGAAACCAAAAAAGAAATCACACACAGAATGTGATGATGATGGTAACTGTCAGTGTGATACAGAAATTAAATCAGTAATATTTGAATCAGAAATTAAAACAACTGGTCAAGGTGTATTTTCAGGTTATGGGTCTATATTTGGTAATGAAGATCAAGGAAATGATGTGGTACAGAAAGGTGCATTTACAAAATCATTAAATACAAGACCAGCATCAAAAGTTAAAATGTTATTTCAACATAAAACAGATGAACCTATTGGTGTATTTGAAGATATTAGAGAAGATGAAAAAGGTTTATTTGTAAAAGGTAGATTAGCACTTGGAACTCAAAAAGGTAGAGAAACTTATGAGTTATTAAAATTAGGTGCATTAGATGGTATGAGTATAGGATTTAGAGCTGATCCAAAAAAACAAGGATACAATGAGAATAAAAGAGGTGTAAGAACCTTGAAAGAAGTAGACCTTATGGAAATCAGCTTGGTTACTTTTCCAATGAACGAAGAAGCATTGGTTCAATCGGTGAAAGGTAACTCTAAAAATATTCGTGAGTGGGAAGATATTCTACGAGAGGTAGGAGGTCTATCACGAACAGAGAGTAAGATAGGTGCGAAAGCATTGTTCAAATCTCTAAATCAGCGAGATGCTGAAATCAAAAACGAGTTAGTATCTTTAATATCTAAAGTTACTGACTTACTAAAAAAACAATAGGAGAAGTAAAATGGTAGAAAACGAAGTAAAATCTGCTGTTGAGCAACTCGGTAGTGCTTTTGAAGAGTTTAAAAAAACTCACCAAGAGGAAATCAAACAGATCAAAAAAACAGGGTCTGCTGATGTAATTACATCTGAAAAATTATCTAGAATTGAAAAAACTCTAGATACATTAGAAGATGTAAACCAAAAGGTGACTAAAGCTAAACTTGCACAAGATGCACATGAAGAGAAGCTTAACAAAATAGAAACTATTGTATCAAGACCAGGTTTTGATGTATCAGCAGGCGCTGGTATCTCAAACGAGAAAAAGGTATTTGATAAATGGTTAAGACAAGGTAAAGAAGCTTTATCGCCAGATGAAGTAAAAGTTCTTACTGCGTCAAACGACAATACTGCTGGTTACTTAGCACCACCTGAATACGTGCAAGAGTTAATCAAAGGTATAGTTGAAATCTCACCTATAAGATCAATAGCAAGAGTTAGAAGTACAACTAATAGATCAGTACAAATTCCAAAAAGAACAAGTACGTTTGCAGCAACTTTCGTTGCAGAGCAAGGAACTAGAAGTGAAACTACTGGCTACCAAGTTGGTCTAGAGGAAATTCCAACACATGAACTATATGCTTTAGTAGACATTTCAGAGCAAGAGTTAGAAGATTCAGTATTTAACTTAGAGCAAGAAATGACAAGCGAGTTTACAGAACAGTTTGCAAAAGCTGAAGGTAATGCGTTCGTGTCAGGAAACTCAGTAGGTAAACCTGAAGGAATAGTAACAAATTCATCTGTAGGTGTAACAGCATCAGGTGTGTCAGCAAGTTTAAATGCTAACTCACTAATAACTTTATACCACGCAGTTAAACCTGACTATTCTAGAAATGGAACATTCGTAATGAATAGAGCAACACTTGCAGCAGTAAGAAAGCTACAAGATGGTTCTGGTCAGTATGTATTCCAAGCAGGATTCTCACTACAGGTAGGAGTACCAAACACAATTTTAGGTTCGCCTTATGTTGAAGCAACAGATGTTGCTGATCTAGGTGCAAATGCTAAAGCAATCTTTTTTGGAGATTTCAGAAGAGGTTATTTAATTGTGGACAGAGTACAAATGTCTGTTATGAGAGATCCATTCACTCAGGCAACATCAGGAAACGTAAGATACATTGCAAGAAGAAGAATCGGTGGACAGGTAATTTTACCTGAAGCTATTCAAATTCTACAATGTAATGCGTAATCATTATAGGAGGATATAAAAATGGCAATGCGAGATAATAAATCAGGATTAGCATTTGACGAAAGTTTAAATGCTATTGCAAAAGGTACAGATACAAATTGTACTGCAATTGATTCACAAGGCTTTTCTTCTGTAACACATGTAGTAAATGTTGGTGCGCCAGGAATTACATTCAGTACAACACACAAAGTTGAGATTGAATTAGAACATTCTGACGACAATGTAACATTCACTGATGTAACATCTAATACAGATGTAACTGGAGGAACAGTAGGTACTAATGGTCTATTCCAAACTATTGATGCTGATGGCGACTGTAATAAAGTCTATGCTATTGGCTATGTAGGTGGAAAAAGATACTCTAGAGTTGTTTTAAACTTTAGTGGTACTCATGGTGCAAACACTATATTTGGAGTAGTTGGCGTTAAAGGACACCCTTTACATGGTCCAGCGGCTTCAGAAGCGAATGCATAATTAATATATTTGTGTGGGCGAGCAATCGCCCATGCAACACAAAATTTAATTAGGAGAATATTATGAAAATTAAAATGAAAAAAACTTTAATTGGTGCAATAGGTAATGGAGAAGTTACAATTACTTATGAAGAAGGCAAAACTTATGAGATGAGAACACCTATGGAAATGGAAATGGCAGGTGTTTGGATTTCTGATGGTAGAGCAGAACAAGCAAAAGATGTTATTCAAAAAAAAGTTATAAAACCAGTTGAATCAAAAGCAAAAAAAGTAGTAAAAAAATTATTAGGCAAAAAGAAAAAGTAAGGAGTCTAAATGTCAGGCATAAAAGTAGTAACTGATTGGACAGTTTCAGCAGTAGCAACATCTGACCAAAAATCTTTTATGCGTGTAGATTTTAGTGATGATGATAGCTTAATTGCTGAGCTTATAAAAGCATCACAAAATGTTATACAGACTTACTTAAATAGAGCAATTACAACACAAACATTAGAATTATATTTAGACAGGTTACCTTTTTATAATGATCTTAAATTACAAGAGGGTATATACACAGCACCTGATTTAGAATACAACTCAAATTATATTGTATTACCAAGACCACCAGTAGCATCAGTAACACACGTTAAATACTTTGATGATTCAGATACAGAAAGCACTTTTGCATCAAGTAAATATTATGTTGATTTAATAAGTGAACAGGCAAGAGTTGTTTTAAGAAATGGTGAGTCATGGCCTACAGTAACAGAAACAAGAAATGCAAATGCTTATGTAGTAAAATATGTTGCTGGTTATGGTGGAGCAAGTGATGTACCACCACCAATAGTACAAGCAATTAAATTATTAACAACACATCTTTATGAAAACAGGGAAGCTGTTACTAGCTTGTCTGTAAATACAATTCCATATACAATAGGTGCATTATTACAACCATACAAAGTACAAAGATTAAATAGTATTTTAGGAGGTTAATATGGGAAGTGTTTCACCAGTTGGTAAATTAAGAAATAAAATTACCATACAGAATACAGATAGAACTACAGATAATCATGGTGGTTTTACTACAGGTAGAAGTACTTATGTAACTGCTTTTGCAAATATAAAACCAAAATCAGCAAAACAATCATTTAATGAAACAACAGGTGAAAAGGTTACAAACCCACAAGATTTTGAATTTATTATTAGATACAGGTCAGGTATCACGACTACAATGCGTATCTTATTTGGAACAAGAACTTTTGATATAAAAAGTATAGAAGATGATAATGAATACAATAAATATATTAAAATTGTAGCAACAGAAAACGTAGGAACATAATGAAGATACAAGTAAAAGTAAAAGGTATTAAGAAAGCTATGGATAGTCTTAAATCATTAGAAAAAGACTTAGAAGCTCCATTTAGAGATGTAATACTTGGAGGTGCACAATTAATACGTTCAGAAGCTGTAAAGTCAATTATGCAAGGACCAAAGACAGGTCGTATTTATGAAAAGTATAATCCAAGAAGAACACATAGAGCATCAGCTCCAGGACAGGCACCAGCATCAGATACAGGTAATCTTGTATCTCAAATACAGGTCAAATCAACAAATCCTGATGAAGTAACAGTAGAGAGTGGAGCAAACTATTCAAAGTTTTTAGAATTTGGTACAAGTAAAATATTACCAAGACCATTTCTGTTTCCAGCAACAGAGAGAAGTAGACCAAAGATACAACAAGCTGTATTCAATAAAGTTGTCCAAACTATTAAAAGGTTAATAAAATGAGTGATCATAGTCTTGCTTTACAGAAAACAGTTTTTGACACTTTAGATGGGGATTCTACTTTGCAAAGTTTGGTAACAGACGTATTTGATTTTGTACCTGAAAACACAGCATTTCCTTATGTAAAGATAGGGGAAGAAACTGCTACAGATAATGGAACAAAAACTTTACAAGGTAATGAACATACTCTTGTAATACATACGTTTTCAAGATATAGAGGTAGTAAGGAAACAAAAGAGATTATGAGTAGGATTTATGCTCTATTACATGAGTCAAGTTTATCTGTAACAGGAGCAAGTCTTGTAAATTTAAGATTTGAGTTTTCAGATGTTATCAAAGAAAATGATGGCTTAACAACTCATGGTTTACAAAGGTTTAGAGCAGTTATTTATGATAGTTAAAAATTATATAGGAGGAAAATAAAATGGCAGCAGGAAAAGGTAGTAGCTTTTTATTAAAAGAAAATAGCACAGGAACACCAGCAACACTTGGTGGAATGAGAAGTACATCAATGACAATCAATGGTGAAATGGTAGATATTACAGACAAAGATTCAAATGATTTTATATCTAGTGGTAATGACAAAGCAAGAACATTATTACAAGGTGGTGGAGTTAGAAGTATGACAATATCTGCAAGTGGAGTATTTACAGATTCATCAACAGAAAATCTTGTAAGAGGTTTTGCGTTTGATGGAGCAATACAAAATTATGATTTGATATTCTCAGATACTTCAAAAATATCAGGTGCTTTCTTAATAACAAGTTATGAAAGAGCAGGTGAGTTTAATGGAGAAGAAACTTATTCTTTAACATTAGAATCATCAAACACAATTACATACACTAATGCATAATAATTTATGGCAATAGAATGGACAAATGGTTGGCAAGTGATAAACTTTACAATTAATGACAATTCATATCATGGTTTTATTAAAGTAACCAAAAAAGGTGAAATAACTATAGAATGTAGAAAAGATGTGGATTGTCGTCCATTAGATAAAATAATAGTAGACTCATATCAAAATCTCATAGTGCAAAAAATTACTATCACACAAAGTAGAGCAGAGCTTATTTGTATAAAAGACGAAAAAGATGAACTTAAAAAATCTATACAAACTAAGAGAAAACTAAAAAAAGCACTAGGAGAAAAAGATGAATCAATATAAAGGCGAAGTAAAAGCACAACTAGGTGATAAAGAAAGAGTCTTTAGACTTACTTTTGAATCTATTGTGAACATTGAAAGTAGAACAAATAAATCTGTTATAGATTTAACTACTGAAATGGCTAAAGGTAAGTACTCATTTAAAGACTTGTTAATCATATTACATGAGGGTCTTATGGGTGCTAAAAATAACATATTACAAGAAGCTGTAGGTGATATGATTATGGAGTCAGGTATTGTAAAAGCATCAGAAACTGCAGGTATAGTACTTGCATCTGCGTTTACAGGAAATCAAAAAGATGAAAAAGACCCTTTAGTGGGGGCGGAGAACAAGTAAAAGAATACCCAATTCAAGACTATTTAGAAATAGCACTTGGTGTTCTTCGCATGACACCTCAAACATTTTGGGATTTATCACCTAGAGAATATCTTTCTGCTATGAATGGATATTTATTAACAAAAGGTGGAAAAAGAAATAAACCTGTGCTAGAAGATGAATTAAAGGATTTAATGAGGAGGTTTCCTGACTAATGGCTACTAATTTAACTACAATACAAGTACAACTTCTTGCTAATGCTCAAAATTTTAAAAAGAATATTGACACAGCAGGTCGTTCTGTTGGTAAACTAAAAAAAGCCACAGATAAGGTAACTCCTAGTCAAAAAAAATTTCAAGATAATTTACGTAATACAGCAGGTGCAATAGCGGCAGTACAAGGTCCACTTGGTCCAGTAGCAGGAAGAATATCATCTATTGGTGCAATCATAGGTAGAGTAAATCCATTAACACTTGTATTCTTAGCTGGTTTTACAGCTATTGGTGTTGCAATAGGTAAGTTTATATCAGCAGGTTCTAGAGCAGAATCACAATTACTTAAATTAGAGGCATTATTAAAAGCTACAGGTGGAGCATCTAGACAAACAGCAGAAGATTTAGAAGCTTTAGCTGTTAGCATAGGTAGAAACACACTAGCAAGTGTACAAGGTGCTAGAGATGCGGCAGGTGTATTATTAACATTTAAATCTATTAGTGGTGATACATTTAGTGAAGTACTTAAATTATCACAAGATTTAGCGGCAGTTGGTTTTGGAAGTATAAAAACTGCAGCATTACAATTAGGTAAAGCATTAGAAGAACCTGAGATTGGTTTATCAGCATTAAGACGTGTTGGTGTATCTTTTACGGAAGAACAAAAAGAACAAATTAAAGTTTTATCATTAACAGGACAACAAGCAAAGGCACAACAATTAATTTTAAAAGCACTTAAAGAACAAGTTGGTGGTGCTGGTGTAGGAGCGGCAGGTGGATTAGCTGGTGCATTTGATACATTGGGTGAAAACATTACATTATTCTTTGAAAAATCAGAAGCTGGTAAAACTATAGTATCAGCATTAACAAAATTAATTAATGGTCTAGCTAATGCATTTGGTAAATTTGTACCTGATGTAGAAAAATTACCTGATGATTTAGATACTCTTAATGTAAGATTGAAAGAACAACAAGTAACAACAAAAGCACTATCAATAGATTTTGCAAATTTAACTAAAAAATTACTAGCTTTTAAAGAACAAGCAGGAAGTGCTGCAAAGCAAAGAGCAGTTTTGACACAAAAAGAAATAGATAAAGTAAATGAACAAATAAATCAATCAGTAGAAGAAGAAAAAAGAATCAAAGAAAAAATAGCTCTATTAAAAAAAGAAACAGATGTAATTGATAAATCTAAAAAATTTGAAACAGAAGCATTACAAAAGATAATGCGTGGTAGAAACAAAGAATTAAGAATGCTTGGTAAAACAAGAGCAGAAAAAAGAGCTATACAAGATTTAGATAAATTAGAACAAGCCTTGATTTCAAAACTGGGTGAAGGTGTAGAAGCAAGAAAAAAAATAAATGAAATATTAGAAAAAAATAGAGGTATAAGATTAGCTATAGCAAAAATACAAGTAGAAGAAATAGAGAGATTTGAAAGATTACAAGGTGTAGCAGAGGGTGTAGGAAGTGCATTTGAGAGTGCTGGTAAAAAGATAAGTGATGCTTTTGTAGAGGGTAAATTGAGCAGTTTAGATTTTAGATCAGTACTTAGACAACTTATTATAGATATACAGAAAACACTAATACAAGTACTTATATTAGATCAAATTAAAAAATCTATAACTGGCGCAATAGAAACATCAGGTGGTATATCAGGTATTTTTAAAGGTATTTTTGGAGTCTCTAATCCTGGCGCAGGTACAACTGGTCCAATAGATAGAAGATCATCAGGTGGTGCTGTAACAGCAGGTATGCCTACTCTTGTAGGTGAAAGGGGTCCTGAATTATTTGTACCAAGAACTGCAGGTGCTATCACACCAAGTAGTTTAACACCTGGAAAAATGGGTGGTGGTACTAATGTTAATATTTCACAAAATCTTAATTTTGCTACAGGTATACAAAACACAGTAAGAGCAGAAGTATTAAATCTATTGCCTCAAATACAAAATTCAACTATAGCGGCAGTAGCAGATGCAAGAATAAGAGGTGGTAAATTTGCAAAAGCATTTGGAGATTAATTATGGCAGTATTTACACCCTCATATCCATTATCATTACCAGCAGGGATTCCTGGTGTACAAACACAAAGATTTGCTCTTAATAGAATTGTAGGTGTATCACAATCACCATTTACACACCAAGAACAAGTAATTCAACATGAGGGTGAGTTTTGGTCAGCAACAATTAAGTTTCCACCAATGTTAAAAGATAAAGCATCTATATTACTTGGTTTTCTTTTACAATTAAGAGGTAGAAGAGGAACATTTAAAATAGGTGATCAAGATAGAAAAACTATACAAGGTGTAGCTACAGGTACAATAAGGGTCAATGGTGCTAGTCAAACAGGAAATCAAGTAGCTTTAGATGGTTTTGCTAATTCAACAAGTAACGTATTCTTAGCAGGTGATTATATACAAATAGGTTCATATTTATACATGGTTACAGAAAATGTAACTTCTAATGGTTCAGGTGAAGCAAACGTCAAAATTGAGCCATCATTAAGACAAGGAATTGAAACAATAGCTGATGATGCTACTGTGACATATACAAATACAACAACTTTAATGAGGTTAGATTCTAATGAAACTGCATGGGATACTGACCAAGTTTCTAAATATGGAATAAGTTTTTCTTGCACAGAAGCTTTATAGTCTTTTCATTTTAACCTAAAAGTTGTAAAAGTAAGAAAGGATAATTTATGGATAGACTTATGAACTACTATTTTACAGGAGTATTGGTGATTCTTATTCTATTACTTGCTTTATGTGGGGGACCGAGTGCCTACTAATAGATTTAAAGTAAGTGAAAATACGAATGTACAATTACCATTAAGGAACTTGATAACCATTATTGGTGCAGTTGCTGTAGGGGTATGGGCATATTTTGGTATTATTGAAAGACTTAATATCATTGAAACCAATGGTAAACTTATGTCTGCTGACTTAGAAAAAAATACTGAGTTTAGAATTAAGTGGCCACGTGGTGAAATGGGCAGTCTTCCAGCAGATAGTGAACAGTTTCTATTAATAGAAGATAGTATTGTTGAAATAGAAAAACTTACAACAAGGGTTGATGAAATGATGAACAATAAGGTTAATATAGAAAGACTACAAAAAGATGTAGATAAACTTATGGAACAATTAGAAATTTTAAAAGATAAAGTAAGAGATAATGGGAGTTATAAATAATGACAGAGGCAGTAGTAGCTTTATTAATGATGTTAAATGGTAATCTTATTGAGTTTACCTACAAGGAAAAAATGAGTGATTGCTTAAAATCTAAAAGGATTGCTGAGAGAGAAGTAAGACCTGAGAGAGTACAATTTTCTTGTAAAAAAGTAACAGCAGTAACAGAAGTTTATATGGGTAGAAAAAAAATATTAAAAATTATGGAGTAGTTATGGCAAGAGATATAACATCTGCTTTTAAAACAGCAATTACATCAACAGTAGTAAGACCTATTGTAGCTTGTGAATTAGATTTTAGTACAGGAGTGTTATATTTTTGGAATGGTTATGGTGATTTATCCATGACTGTCAGAGGAGCTTCTCAAACATTTACAGGTTTAGGTGATTTAGCTGGTATAAGTGCTGTATCTGAAACAACAGAAATAAAAGCATCAGGTATTACACTAAATCTTACTGGTGTAAAATCTTCATTAATAAGTGCCGCTCTAAGTGCTAATTATACAAATAGAAATGCTTATGTATACTTAGGTTTATTTGATTCATCAAAAAACATAGTAAGTGATGTGTATACCTTGTTCTCAGGTAAAATGGATGTTCTTAAAATAAATGAACAAGCAGAAACAAGTAGTATTGAACTAGCTGTAGAAAATAGACTTATAGCTTTTGAAAGAGCAAATACAAGAAGATACACACACGAAGACCAACAAGTTGATTTTTCTGGTGATTTAGGTTTTGAATTTATACCTGACTTACAAGACAAACCAATCGTTTGGGGCAAAGAAACCAAATAATGAGGGTAGAAAGTTGGGAGATAAAATTAAATGAAGTTATTGAAAAAACAAAAAATAAAGAGAAATTTGAGTATGGAAAAAATGATTGTATCACATTTACCTTACAATGTATTGAAGCCATAACAGGTAAAAAGGTTTTTGACCACAAATGGAAGTCAATAAAACAAGGTAAAGAAATCATTAAAAAACTCAAAAAAAAAGATTTGTTAGATATTGCTCTACATATAGCAAAAGAAAACAAATTTAATCAGGTTGATATAAACAAAGCACAAAGAGGCGATGTTTTATATTACAAAGATGAATATGATTGGGATGGAACATTAGGAGTATGTTTAGGAGATAAGACAATGTTTAATTGGAAAAAGTCTATTATGTTAATAAACAATGATAGATGTATGAAGTGTTGGAGAATAGAATGAAGATTTATAATAGAATAATTTATGATAAGGATAATAATATTTTATTAGAAGATTCTTACGAGTATACTGGACCCATAGCCCATGCTGGTGGTGATGCTGTAAAAGCGGCAATCGTTGTTGGTGCAGTAGCGGCACTACCTGTAGCGGCAGGTTGGACATCAGGTTTTACTATTGGTAGTTTAAATCCAGCATTATCTACATTTATTGTTACAGCAGGGTCATCATTAGTTTTATCTACTGTAAATCAAAAATTAATGCCTGATATTGCAGTACCTGATGTGGGAACATCTTTACAACCAACTACAACAGTTACTGTAAAAGAACCAACACAACCACATAGAATTGTTTATGGAACAACTAGAGTGGGTGGTAATATAGTTTTTGCAGAAACAACAGATAATCAACAATATTTACACTTAGTAATAGCATTTACAGGACATGAAATAAGTGATTTTTCTAGAATTTATTTTGGTGAAGATGAAGTTGTATTAGAAACAACATCAAATGATAGTGATGGTGTTCCTATATTTACACCTGTATCAAGCAACACTTACAATGGGAAAGCAAGAATTAAAAAACATTTTGGTTTTGATGATCAATTAGCTGATGCAAATCTAGTAAGTGATGTTAGTCAATGGACAACAAATCATAGGTTAAGAGGAAGAGCATATTTATACGTAAGATTAGATTTTGATTCTGATATTTATCCAAATGGTGTTCCAAATGTAACAGCAGAAATAACAGGTAAAAAATTATTTGATATAAGACAAACATCATTTACAGCTAACACAACTAATGTAAGCACATCAAACAATACAATAACATTAACAAGTCATGGTTTATCCACTTATGATAGGTTTAAATATGATACAAACTCAGGAACAGCTATAGGTGGTTTAACAAATGGAACAGAATATTTTGTAATTAAAGTAGATAACAATACTATTAAATTAGCAACAAATTATGCAAATGCTTTAGCAGGAACTGCAATAAATCTTACATCTGCTCCAGGTAGTGATGAAACACAAAAATACAATTTTACAAAACATAGTGATAATCCTGCTCTTGCTTTTAGAGATTATCTAACCAATACACAATATGGTCTAAATGCTGGAACAAGTGAAATAAATGATACTAATTTTACAAGTGTAGCTAATACTTGTGAAGAAAGTGTTTCGTTAGATTCAGGAACAGAAAATAGATTTACAATCAATGGTACTTTCCAGGTAAGTCAAACACCAAAATTAATTCTACAAAATATGCTTAGTACAATAGGTGGTAATCTTGTTTATAGTAATGGTGAGTTTAAATTAGCACCAGCAGTTTATCAAACACCAGCTTTAACATTAGATGAAAGTAATTTACGTTCAGGATTAACTGTAAATACAAGAGTATCTAAAAAAGAATTATTTAATGCTGTAAAAGGTGTTTATTCAGAACCTGATAATTTATATCAACCAACAGATTATCCTATATTAACAAATAGTACTTTTGAAACAGAAGATAATAGTGAAAGAATATATGCTGACTTTGATTTTCCAATGACAACTTCATCAAAGACTTGTCAAAGATTAGCTAAAATACAATTATTAAAAGCAAGACAACAGATAACAGTAGTAGCTACTTTTGACTTAAATGCTTTTGAATTAAATATTGGTGACACAGTACAAATAACAAATTCACGTTTTGGGTTTTCTTCTAAAACTTTTGAAGTAACTAACTGGAATATAACAATGCAATCTGACAGCTCAGGTAGTCCAGCTTTAGTTGTTAATTGTGAATTGAGGGAAACAGCTTCTGCTGTATATGATTTTGCAACCAGCGATTATAGCACAGTTTCAAGTGGAAAAGCAACTAACTTAGCACAAGCAACACAAGTAGCGGCACCCACAGCAATTACATTAACTGATGAATTGGTACAATACAACGATGGTACAGTTATCGTAAAACTTGTTATAGAATTAACAGCACCATCAGATAATTTTACAGAAATATTTGAGGTAGAAATAAAACAAGATACTGATGCTGATGGTAATGCTTTGAGTCCAGCAGATACTTTTAAATTAATTGGTAGAGGAGCAAGAACAAAGTTTGAGTTCCTTAACGTAATAGATGAAGCAACTTATTCTGTAAGAGCTAGAGGTGTAAACATCTTTGGTGTAAAATCCTCAACAATAACAGCTTCTAGAAAAATTATAGGTTTAATTGATCCACCATCAGATGTTGAAAATTTTGCTTGTAATATAGTAGGTAAAGAAGCCCATTTAAGTTTTGACCCTGTTCCTGATTTAGATTTATCACATTATCGTATAAACTATAGTCCACTTACAACAGGAGCAGAATGGCAAAACTCAATAGTATTAGTAAAAAAATTATCTAGACCAGGAACATCTATTGTTGTACCAGCTAAAACAGGAACATATCTAATTAAAGCAGTAGACAAATTAGGAAACGTGTCTATTAATGCAAGTAGTGTAGTTACACAAGTAACAACTATTGGTGAGTTTACTAATTTACTTACACAAAATGAGAATCCTGGATTTGATGGTACAAAGACAAATGTTGTAAAAACAACTTTAGAAGATGGATCATCAGCTTTAGTTTTAGATTCAACAGAATTATTTGATTCAGCTACTGGTAATTTTGATTCTGTTACAAGTACTTTATTTGATGGAGGTCAAGATGCAACAGTACAATCATCAGGTACTTATGAATTTTCACAAACAGTAGATGCTGGTGCTATTGTAACTACACAGATAACAGCAACATTAACTCAACAAGTTACAGATAGAGCTAGGATATTTGATTTTGTAACTGGTGATTTTGATGATCAACCATCTAATTTTGATGGTGATGCTAATACTCAATGTTCATCTGAACTACAAATAGCTGTTTCTGATGATAATGTAACCTTTTCAACATTTCAGGATTTTACTATTGGTGATTATACCGCCAGGTTCTTTAAATTCAGGGTTTTAATGCAATCAGATAATGGTTCTGCTACACCTATTGTTACAGCAGTAGGAGTGACTTTACAGCTAGAAGCATTTACTGTTTCAGAAAATGATGTTGTATCAGGAACAGGTACAAAAGCTATTACTTATGCTAAATCATTTAACCTGTTAAATTCTATTGCAATAACATTATCTGTACAAGATATGGCATCAGGGGATAAATATGCAATAACTGGTAAAACTAAGACAGGGTTTAATATTGCTTTCCAAAATAGCAGTGGAACAGGCATATCAAGAACCTTTGATTATGTTGCAAAAGGAGTGTAAAATATATTGATTATACAACTAACAGATGGTATAGAAAATTATGGCACAACATGATTATATAATAGCGAACCAAGGATTTCCAAGTTTTAGAAGTGATCTAAACAATGCCCTAAGTGCAACTGTTACAAACAATAGTGGTACTTCTGAACCAACTACAAAGTATACAGGACAGATTTTTGCTGATACTAATACAAGTGGTAAGATAATTTTTAAATATTACAATGGAAGTGCTTTTGTTACTGTTTTTGAAGTAAGTACATCAGGAGCAACAGCTACAATTCCATCAACTGTAACCATAGAGGGTGAAAGCGATCCAAATGCAATCCCCTTTGCAATAGCTTTAGGAGGATAAATAATGGCAAATAATTTTAAATCTACAGAAGTTACACTTACAAATGCTAGTGAAACTGATATTGTTGCGGCTACATCTAATAACCAAATTATGATTGGTCTTAATGCTTGTAATACAAGTACAACAGCATCAATAACTTTAGATGTAACAATGAGAGATGGGTCAAATGATTTTAAATTAGCTAAAGCAGTATCAATACCACCATCAAGTAAGATAGAAATTTTAAGAGGCAAATATGTATTAAATACAGGTTACTCTTTGAAAGCACAATCTTCATCTTCAAGTGGTTTATGTGATATTGTAGTCGGCTTATTAGTAGATGTATCTTAGGAGGATAAATGGAAGAAAAAGATTATATTTTTTATGTTGGTGCAAGTCCAGGAAAAGATAACGTAATAAATTATCATAAAAAAGATTTAAAAAGAAATGTAAGAATAGAAGCAAGTAGTAATGCAGTATTTGCTGGACCATTTACAGTTTCAGGAACATTAACAATAGAATCAGGAGCAACAGTTGTAATAGTATGAGTAAGATTGAAGTAAATACAATTGATGTACAATGTGGTTCAACTTTAACATTAGGTTCATCAGGTAAAACTGTTCAGATTGCTTGTGGAGCATCTACAAGTGGTATGGGTCGTACTGGAACAGTAGATTGGTGTACAACAGCAAAAACAAGTCCATTTACAGGTGTAAGTGGAAAAGGTTACTTTGTAAATACAACAAGTGGTGCAATAACTGTAACATTACCTGCAAGTCCATCTGCTGGTGATATAATTGCAGTATCAGATTATGCTTCAACATGGGATTCAAATTCAATTACTTTATGTAGAAATAGCTCAAAAATAAATGGTGCTTGTACTAACACTTCAATTAGTAATGAGGGTGCGGCAGTCACATTAGTTTATGTTGATAGTACAAGAGGTTGGAAACAAGTTAATGATGGTACTTTAAATGTAACAGGACAACCTAACTACGTTGTCGCTTCAGGAGGTGATACTACAATAACTGATGGTGATTATAAAATTCACGTTTTTACTTCAGATGGAAATTTAAGTGTTAGTAATGCAGGTAATCCAAACGGAAACGGTACACTTGAATATTTTGTAGTAGCAGGTGGTGGCGGTGGTGGTAGAGGTGATGGATCAGGAGGAGGTGCAGGAGGGTTTAGATATTTTTCAGCATTAAGTCCAGCAGGAAGTCCATTGGTTGCACCAGCAGGTATTACTGCAACAGTAGCTACTCATCCTATCACAGTGGGAGCAGGAGGTGCAGGCTCATGTGGAACAGGAGCTGGTTGTCAAGGAGCTAATTCAATTTTTAGTACAATAACATCCGCAGGTGGTGGTGGCGGTGGAAGTAACCCAAATAATGTCGGTGGAAACGGTGGATCAGGCGGAGGAGCACCTGGTTCTATAACAGCAGGAACTGGAAACACACCACCAACAAGTCCACCACAAGGACAAAACGGAACTGCAGGACCATCACAAGGTGGTGGAGGCGGCGGTGCAGGTGGCGTAGGTGGACCATCCCCAGGAACAACTGGAGGAAAAGGTGGTTTAGGATCTAATGTTCCTGATGGATTTTATGGACCAACAGCTCCAAGTTATGGAACTCCAGGACCAGCAGGATCAACAAGATATTTTTCTGGCGGTGGAGGAGGACATGG